CCTCAAATTATCACTTATATTTTGCAACTCATTTTCTAACTCTTCCTTCTTCTCTTCACTAATATCCATATCCTCCAACATATCAATCAACTCACTCAACCCTTTATAAAAATAACCATACACCCATTTCTTCATACTCTTATCATAACTCATCTTACTTCACCTCCACAATAATAAAATAACTACAACCTAATTCTTCTTCCCAATTCAAATCTAAATAATCATCAACACCTTCATTAATACATCTAAATTCATTTTCATCATTACTAACACTATTCCACTCAATAATATCTTCTACAAAATTATTAACTTTAACAAATTCTACTTCACCCCTACTACCAAACATCAAACTATATATTCCATTACCATCAAATACTTCATTAACAACATTCATATCATTTTCAAAACTATCATCTCTATCATTATCAATATACAAATATTCATTACCTCTAACAAACTCAACAAATTCTCTTTTATTAAATATTTTCATAATCTACTCCTTTTAATTATTACCCCCACATTATAACATTTCTCTTCACCAAAAACAAATTTAAATTAAAAGTTTTGGATTTTATATGATAAGAGGTTAAAAATCAACTATTATTTTAAAAGTTGTCAATTTTATATGCAAAGGGATTAAAAATCAACTAAAAGGTTTTATCCTTCTAGTATATTAAATTTCTCTAATAGGTTGAGATAAGTATTAAACCCTAAAATATAATCATCATTAATATTATCATTAGAGAATAGAAGAGGGTGGTTTGTATAGTTAGTGAGAAGAGTGGATTGCTTTTTTATATAAGTTGTATAAAGATCCAAAATTAATAGAATAGAAAGATTTGATATAAGTTTAAAATAATACATTAGTTACTCCTTTTTGTTATAAGGATATTATAGTCTCACTAGAGCTCTAATTCAAAACTTTTTTAAAAGTTTTCGATTTTATATGCAAATGAATAAAAAATCAACTACTTTAGACAAAAAGAAAGGCTCTAGTGAGCCTTCCTAAAAGTAGGTTCCAAGTCTTACTTGTCTCTAGCCAACAACACAACTCCATATATTAGAAGAAGCATGTAGGCTAGAAACTCTAGTTGGCTCACCATTCTTTTTTGTTACCTTGTTTTTCATTATCATCATACCCATGATTGTATTCTCTAATCTGAAACTCAGACATCTGATCAATACAAACTCTTTCTGATTGTAGAGTGGCTCCTACAAAGTAATGTGGTGACCTCGCTCTACCATAATAGGAATCAGCTGACCCTCTATCATAACATCCACCATGCCTAGCTCTACTAATGTTAGCTTCCATGATCTCTTCATTATCAAATCTTAAGCTTAATTGTTGCATCATTCTACTCCTCTTATTAATGAACCCTAATTATGGATTCAGAGCTCTATATATGCAACTTTATTTTTAAAATAAATTACTTGCATTTGTTTGAAGAAGAATATAAAATTGCTGCCTTTGAAGAGCGCCGTACAAAGCGCTCGATTTTATATACAGACCCCAACCAAGGCAAGCTTTTTATTTTTTAATTTTAGTAGATTTTGTCGCTTGAGTTGTTATAATAATGGTACGTTAATTTAAAAAGGAGTAGAAAATGAACGTAACAAACCTAGAAGATAAAAGATGCGGCCTTTGTGATGGTTACATCAAGCCACTAAGGCATCCAGAAACCAACGAGGTAGTTTGGGAAGGAGGGCATAACGCTCTTCCAGTTGCCGATGTTCGTTGTTGTGACGCTTGCAACACCCACGTTGTGATTCCAGCAAGGATGGAGGCCATTTATGGATAGCGTTCTAGTGACGCTAGGACTGTTAACAGCGATTGTAGTGATCGCTGTTCTTCTCACAAAAGCTGAATAAGACTTATTCTTATTCGGAGCAATTTGCGGCTCTTTTAGCAAAAAGATGTGCAATTTTATATTCAGCCCCGAGAAAAATCAACTGTTTTTTCAAATAAAAAAGTGCCCCTAACGCTTTTAACCTTAGGGGCGATTTCTATCACTCGCTAGAGCAATACCGGATACTGTTCCTCGCGCAGGTAGGGGTACTCGAGTTATCTATAGTTCTCGTATCACCTACTAAGCAACGCTCACGTTTGCAGTCCAGTTTCGAGCTTGACTTGGTCGACCGCTAAGAGGATCAAGCTGCTCTGAAAAAGGTGGGGCCAACAACCTGACGTTCTTGGAATGTAATTGTACGGTCAGCAAGCCTGACTTTTTTATGACTCGGCTGCATGAGGTGTATCATTAAGATCGCCTCCGCCTGACTCTACCGCGGCATCATCTCTCCATTAAGTCGGTTTGACACGGTTCAGTGTTCCAATTACAATCCTCACAGATTGCTGCTTAGCTGGATGAAATCTCTACGTACGTGAATAGGTTGATTAAGCCTACGTCCATACTACGAGGTCCCAGTCGTGGTATCACCATTAAGCGCTTCCACCACCATCCTAGTTCAATCGAGCATTTCAGCTCTTCTCTACCTAGGTAGGTTCTTCAGCGCGCGACGTTCATATAGCCCCTGCTAAGTTAACCATATTGTAAGCGCGATTGCGACCTAGGTCAACTGTTTTTTAATTTATTTTTCTCTTGCACTTTGACGCAGCTGCATATAAAATCGCGCGCCCGCAGATTGCAGCCAAAAAAAGCCCCCATTTCAGGGGGCAGGAGGAGTAGAAACCTAATAGGGGGGGCCTATTAGTTTCACTGATTGAAATGCTTCTCATTACCACCAGCAAAGAACGCTACAGTAAGGAGAGCTAAAGATAGAAATGTCCACTTCAGAATCCAAAACGTTATTTTTAATAAGGTAAATAAGATACTTTTCATCAGACACACATTATGGCTCTTTTTTGAAATAGATCAACTACTTTATTCATGTTTATTTTAAAGTACTATATGGATGTATAGTATGTAATAAGTTACTATTAATAAGAGTAGAAACAAACAACAAAAGGGGACTCTCATTAGGACGGCAATCGCAACATTCTTTCGGCCCATAATCGGGATCGTGAAAGGTATTAACGCACTAGTACTTCTTGTATTTTGGATCACTGTCTTCTTTTCTCTTCTCCCTTACCTGTTGATGTTTTTATAATTAGAGGTTACAATATAAGAGTATTAACAATTGGAGGATTAGAAATGCAAGAGCAATTCATTTATAAAGAAGAGCGATCACATCTCGAGAACTATCAGAAGTGGTCTTATTTAAACCGAAAAGAGCGCGAGCTGTGGAACGATGTCAGATTGACTGATCAAGCATCTTGGGATCTTTTTAACGTCTATTATGGGGCTTGGGCTCCATCACTAACTAGGAGGGCATCAAATGTCTAATTATATAGAAGGGATTGATGACGAACTTAAGAGCCTTGCTTTTACGTTCTTGGATGACTTGAGAGAGTCAGGATCGATGAACATGTTTGGCGCACCAGCTGTATTGCGAGATGAATTCGCGATAGATAAGCAAACATCATTCAAGCTGTTTGAAGCTTGGACAGAGGAGGGCGCACATGCAAACTGAGCAACAGAAAAGAAATGAAGAAGCCATTAATAGATGGCTAGAAAGACATCCAGTGTATGCTCTTCTAGTCACTATGATGCTTGGAGCAGCTATCTCATTACCGCTGGTTTGGTTGATAATAGATAAAGGCTGGACATTTTAACCCCCTAGAGTCTGATGACTCGAGCCCGCTCACGCGGGCTTTTTTTTGGCCCAAAGAGCTTGCACTAACACGCGGCTGAATATAAAATCGAAAACTTTTAAAACTCTCAGTTGACTTGAGACCTGATCTAGTATAAAATCCAGTTTATGGAAGTGAGCGATTTTATATGCGATTTAAACTATAGGCAAGAAATTTAATTTTTTTTATTTCAGTCTGGTTACTAGATAAAAGTAGATATTGTCGCTCAAGTTCATATAATAAACGGGCTTTAATAATCACATATATAGGAGGATTTAATTATGGCACATAATGTAGAAACGATGGCTTACGCGGGACAACTTCCCTGGCATGGGCTTGGTACTAAAGTAGAGAGTGATCTACTTCCTTATGACATGCAGATTGCTGCAGGTCTTGATTGGGCTGTTGAGAAACAGTCTCTTGTAACTTCGGAAGGTATTGTTGTACCTAAGAAGAAAGCTCTAATCAGAAGTTCTGATATGAGTGTACTTGATGTAGTTGGTGATGAATGGCAGCCTTGCCAGAACGATACTGCATTTCAATTCTTTAATGACTTTTGTCTTAAAGGTGATATGGAGATGCATACAGCTGGAAGTCTTCAGGACGGAAAGATTGTATGGGTACTTGCTAAGGTCAAAGATTCATTTGAATTGTTTGGCGGTGATCAAGTTGATTCATATCTGCTTTTCTCAAACCCTCATAAGTTTGGGCAGAGTATTGATGTTAGGTTTACACCTATCCGAGTTGTATGTAACAATACGCTTACGCTATCTCTTAACTCTTCATCTAAGAATGCAGTTAAGTTGAATCACAAGAAAGCATTTGATGCTGACAACGTGAAAGAGATGCTTGGAATTGCTAACGTTAAGTTAGATGATTACAAGGACATGGCTGAGCACTTAGGTAAGAAGAAGTACAAGAAGGATGATGTACTTGTTTATCTAGATAGCCTCTTCCCTACTTATAGTAAGAAGGAAAGAAGTAAGACGTTACATGCTCAGGAGCTTAGTACTCCGGCTAAACGTGTATTTGATCTGATTGAGCAATCACCAGGTCATAACTACGCACCAGGTAGCTGGTGGAATGCTTTCAACGCTGTGACTTATTTCACAGACCATGAGAGAGGATCTAACAACGATGTTAGGTTGCAATCAGCCTGGTATGGCCAATCTAAGAATCTGAAGCTGAAGGCTTTAGAGACTGCATTGGAGGCTGCAGCGTAGGACTTACCTACTCACAGAGAGCTCCTTCGGGAGCTCTTTTTTTGTCTCGTTCGGGGTAGACTTTTGCATATATCTCCAGGTACCCTACTACTTAACTTAGTACGCGATCTCTCAAAGAGGTTAAACCGTTTTCTGAGAATTGGTAACTAGAATTTTTTGGCGCGAAATTTTCTGCGCTCTAGACTTTGTATCGAAGGGCTCCGACTAAGATGCGCTTGGCTTGTACGGATCGTTCACCGCAATGCTGTAGATGTGATGGGAAGACGGCTAAGAGACCTTTCTTAGGGAAGACGTTAATACATTCCTTATTAGTAAACTGAAAGACGGTATTGCCATCTAGTGTATTGTTTAGATATAGGATGTATGACATATCCTCTGTACCTTTGTGATTGTGCCATAGTACTTCACTCATTGATGCATAGTCTAACATATGAAGACATACATGGTTACACTCTATGTTGTATTGTGCATTAATCTTTTGTTCCATGCTATCTACGATAGATAACATTATATCGTTGTCAGGATAGTCGTGTAGTATATTACCGCTTTGGAAGCCATCTTTAGTTTTAAATGTAGTATGTGTATCATTCTTCTTATCTTTTATAGTATGATATAGATCACTACACTTATAGAGTACTCGATCATCGTTATCTAGTTGAAAGAGCTGTAACTCTGGATAGTTTTTAATGGTATGCACAGTAGATATATTTAGCATATGGTACTATAATATGGTATACATAAAAGGAGCAGTATGGAACAACCTAAAACTAAGATGGAAGTATTAAACGAACGTATTATTAATGATAGAGACGAGCCTATTACAATCAAATGTATGTTACATGGGCCTACTACATTAACAATAGGTAGTTTTCTTAAGACGGGCATTGTGAATAAGCAGACGTTAGACATAGCACCAGCTATACATAAGGACTTTCTCGTTGATCCTATCATCGACTTACTCTTTAAGATGCTTAACAGTAAGGAAATTAGCTAAAAATTTTTCTTGCATCGCAAAGCACTACGTGCTATAATATATAGACACGCTGAAAAGGAGATTGTGTAATGCGTTATATAGACTATCATGTTGATATAACAGAGGAAGGGTTTCATTGGCCTGAGACGGGTCTTGAGAGATTGTTCTTACGAGATGATCATCAAGGCTTTAAACCAGGTGATATGTTTGAGCTGACTTATAAGGATGATGATACATTGTTCTTAAAGAAGGTAAATAATAGTTGCACTGAGGCCGAAAAGCCCTTATAATTAGGTATACATTGAAAGATGTATAATTTTATTAATCATTATGGAGAAGACATATGTCATTATTTGATAAAGTATTCAACTCAATCGTAGTTGAAGGGAATGAAAGAACAGCCGCTCAAATGGCTAACTATTTCAACTCAACGCCAGCTTCAATCAAAGCTCGCATTAGCGAAATTAGATTGAACTCAGGTGTAGCGGTTTACGCTAATAAGAAAACTGACTCTAATGGAAGAACTAAAACTTTCTATAGAGCTGGTACACCAACGAGAGCAGTTGTAGCTGCCGGTTACAGAGCCTTGGCTTCTGGAGTTGCTGCTTAATTAAGTAGTATCTCATTTGAGAGGCAGCTTCGGCTGCCTTTTTTTTGCCTAAATAGTTATAAGCTTTTAAATAGGAGGTTAAATGGACCGACTTATAAGAAAGTTCTTAGCATGGCATGAGGAACGTACATTTGCGTTTCAGAAGGCATTGCGATTAGATGATTATCATATGATATGGTTATCGTTTATTAAAGGACTAATCTTTGGAATGGTACTTTTACTTTTATTATATTAACTGAGTGTTGGGATCAATTAACATTATTCTAGAGTGCTTACTTTAGATACATATTAATGTTAATTGGGACCCCGGCCAGTATTAGGATTATTATTAACACAATTTGGATATATTATGAATCATTTCAACATCTCACTCGTTAAATCACTCATCAGAATCATCTCCTCTTTCTGGGCCATGGCCTCATTAAGTGTATTTGTATTGGCGGCAGGCTATGCTATTGCCGAAGTGCTTGGTATAATGGAAGAAGTATATGATAAACGCGAAGAGCTCTAAGTTTATTCTTAGATTAAATACGTTTGCCTTTATGGTCGTTCTCTTTTGGACATGGCCTTACAGGCTAATAGATAATACCCGTAACAATTGTTACTTTTATGTATTAGAGAAGCTTATCGCATGTGGTGGCAAGGCTAAATGGTATAAAAGTAATGCTTGGTGGGGTTATCACGTTGCATGGGTCAAAGATGGTATAGAATATCACTATGACATGACAAGAGAAGACAGAAAGAAGTTGCCTTGGTGGGCTATTCCAGTCTATTATAAGGGTGTAGTAAGAACTAAAAAAGAAAAACGTTAGTTTGAAATGCGCCCATAGCTCAACGGATAGAGCAACAGCCTTCTAAGCTGTAGGTTCCAGGTTCGAATCCTGGTGGGCGCGCCAAACTATATGAGGTTATACATGAAACCAGAAATTATTGATACAAAACTCGATGGTAAGATTACTATACTAAAGAATTGTGTACCGGATGACTTCGATCATAACGATTACTTTACAGACTACAAAGCAGACTTTACATTCCCTAAAGATCAGAACGGTCATCTACGTCAATATGAGTACGCACATGGGCATGATGATGAAAAATTCCTTCCTCTTAAGAAAATACTTAATGTTCCTGACGATTATGCAATGAAAATAGGATTACATGAGATGATTAATGGTGGATACATACCTCCTCATGATGATGGAGAGTATTTTGGTGGGTTAACTATATTTTTAAACAAAGGTTGGGATAAAAGCTGGGGTGGATGGGCTATGGCCTTCGATGATAATGATATTTCTGCTACTGTTCCGGAGTTTGGACACGGAGTCTTTTATAGAACACCGTTGCAGCATTGTACTTCACCAGTTTATCAGAAGGATCAAGCAAGAAGAACACTACAAATATTTTTTGTAAGTTCTATTGCTTGGGATAGAGCACAGGATAGTCAAGAACTACGGGATTAGGACGAATAAAATGATTGATTTAATATTATGGATGATGTTTATTGCGTGGGCGACTTATGGAACACATGTAGTAACGGAGTTTATTAAGCATAAATGAATGAAAAGATAAGAATTAACTATACTTATTATAATAATCCTGAATTACTACAAGAAGTAATACAATATTATGAGCCGTATAGTAATGAGTTCGACTTCTCTGTTATTGATGATGGCTCTCAAATACATCCTCTCACAAAAGACATGCTTCCTGACAATTGGATAGGATATAGAATAGAAGAAGATCTAGGTTGGGGCAATGAAGTAGCAAGAAACATATTAATGCGTCGAACATCTAATACATGGAACGCATTACTCGACCTAGACATAGTTATAGACCTTTCAGAGCCTGGGTCTCTCCACTTCTTCGGGGCATCCACTACAAGTATATCAGGGTTTGTGAAATACTTTCATAACTACAGGGGATGCAAGTTAGTACATCAATTTCCTTATGGTGCTAGAACTGATTATTTTGACTTCACAAAAGAGATTACAGGCAATGCTGGCAACTTTGCAATTAATTCGTTTATAGTAAGTAGAGAGTCATGGCAAGAGACATATGGTTATGATATGGTATTTGCATATACCTATGGTATGGATGCTACTCTTGTTGCTAACAATCAAGAAGCTATGATGCCTTTCGGCAAACTAAAGAAGCTCTGCAATCAAGCAGTACCTGATATGTCTAGAATACTTAATCAGAGTGTTTATCAAGAGTTTTATGATCTTTATAATCATTATATTGAGAGCGGTGAAATGATTGCCGAGCTCTTTAAATGGAAGTCAGAAGATAAAAGATTAAAATATATTAAACCCTTTCCTGACGTAGTTGATTTATAATGCGTTATAGTATATAATATAGATAATCTGGAGAAAAATATGAGTCAATATGATGATGTAGTGGAGAGGCAAAGACTTAAGTTAGAAGCTGAAGAATGGGCTGGTAAGGTTAAATCTGTACATGCGCATTCTGTTTCATCTATGTGGTATGATACTCGACCTCAAGATACAGCTGAAGGTAAGAATGTTATCGATATAGAGTATAATAATGGTACAGTAAGACGTGAGTTATTAAATGGTGGTGGTACTTTTATATTTGGTAAAGCAGCTACTGGTCAGGATCTAATAGATAATTACGTGAGGGCAAGCTAATGGGAATGTTAAATTACTCTGGATCAATTCGCTATTCTATGAATGGTAAGAAACGTAAAACTAATTCAATGAAAGTTAAGAAGAAGAAACTTGACTTTAAATCTACTCCTCAATACAAGCAGGTAGTAGCTAAGCAGGAAAAGCAATATAAGTCTCTTATGGAAGAGATGATTAAAGATGGTACCTTTAATAGTGTTGGTAATAATGGTACTAAGATAGATAATAGTTGGAAGATAGAAGAGAGTAAAAATTATGCTATCGCTCCTGCTTATAATAAAGGTGCTTATCAAGTTGTACCTAAATCAGATTTAAAATATATAGGTAAATAATGTACGAAGAGTTCCAACAAAATAATTTTGTCATAGCCTGTGACCTCATACCTAAGACTCTAATTGAAGAGATGTATGATGTTTATATGACTGCTTATAATGCTGGTGATATTATTGAAGGTGAGTCTCCTCCTATGTATGGTACAGCTATTGAATTTGCTGATACTGAAAAACATAACAGCCCTGCTTTTAAAAAGGTTCAGTCATTACTTGTTAACTGGCTACAAGAGAGTATGGGTATGAGAACTATACCAACTTATAGTATGGGTAGAATTTATACCAAAGAAACAACTGGTATGTTTAAACATCGTGATCGAGTTCCCTGTGAGGTATCAGTAACACTTCCAATTGCTTATGATAGTGCGCCTTGGGCAATCTATGTTAAAGATCCAGCTGGTAATGAGCATCCTGTTAACCTGCATGTTGGTGATGTTCTCTTTTATTATGGATGTCGTGCTGAGCATCATCGTAGAAAAGACTCTTTAAACTCATTACATATTCAACACTACTTTCATTTTGTTGATCTTGACTCAGAGCTTGGCTCATTTTATAATTATTTCAGAACTGACTCTAATCATATATGGCCTGGTCACCTTGATCAGATGATAGAAAAAAATGACTTGCCTATTCTTAGCGAAGAGGATAAAATACGATATTCAAAATTAATAGGAGAAGATAATGTTTAATGTAGAAGTAAATTATAACGAAAGTAAATGGGGTGTTAATAGTGAAGAGCTTTTTAACTCACCAGAAGAAAGAGCTGATCTTGCTCATTATGAGATCGTTAGCTGCATTGTAAAGAATAATAGTATTAATAAGATACTAGATAAGACGATAGTTGAAACTATTGATCTCGCTCTTGTGCAATTAGATCGTTATAGTGATTATGGTTCTAGTGAAGTAGATAATCATCATGTTATTATTATGCAAGGTAAAAAGAAGCCTACTATGATTAAGCATTGGTTCTCAAAGTGAGTGATGATCTCACCAAAGCATATACTGATAAAACACCATTACTAATTAAAGAGTATACTGAGTCATTATGTGCTGGATGGAATCGTATTATCGATTGCATAACAGAAGATACAATATGGACTGGAGATGGTTCATACGTTCATGAAGAAATAGAAGGCGTATTTCCTCACATTGATGAAATTGCAGCAAAGTTATTAAATGACTATCCACCAAGAACAGGTGATGTAACTATTCATATGTACGTATCACTTATCGCAGGAGCTGCAACGTTCGGCCGTCATAGAGATACAGCTGATGTATTCTTTATAGGTGGTAAAGGACAAACTCAATTTACAATTGAAGGTAATGTATATATTGTTGAAGGTGGTGATTTATTATATATCCCACGATCAGTATATCATGACCCTAAAGTATTAACACCACGAGTTGGTTTTTCTATAGGATTAGAGCATGGACGACACGATACTTAAAATAGCATATATTATATTTGTAGGTATTGCTTTCTTGCATGGCTACCTTACAGGTAGAGAACAAGGTATCACGCTTGGTGCTAATCAATTGTATGATCTATTATTAACTGATGGTAAGCCAACTGAAGACGGGAAGGTATTAGTAAAACTAACTCCTGACGAATAATGTATTCAATTAAGACTGAAAATAAAAGAGCTTGGTATGTTGCAGGTATAAAATGCGGCAGTCAAACAATGCAGTCTATTTTCGATAATCAACTTATCAGTAAAGTTAGTAAAGCCAGTAAAAATTTTCATGCCACTGCTGCTGAACATTATGCAAGCCCTGCCTTTAATCATTTTGGTGACTTCTTATTTACAACAATAAGAAATCCTTATGAGCGTCATGTAAGTAATTATCTATATCAACGAGAAAAGTTTCAAGAGAAAATAAAATACAAAGATGATATAGAAGCTTATAGGTTAAGATATCCAAATAGTCAAATAGAAGACAGTACTATCTATTTTGATATGGTTGAAGATCAGCTTAAATATTACTTTAACTCATTTGAAAGTTATGTAGACATATTAGAACGAGTTAATACACCTACTCTTTATAAAGGTGAGATTGAGTCTTTATATAGATATTATGGAACTAGTGATGAAGGTAGAACTGCATTTAATGTTGGATCAACAAGAGCGTTTCTTAGTATGTCTAACAATCTTATAAGTAATGGTACGTTACATTGTTTGAAGATAGAAGATCATGATCAGATTATTGACTTCTTTTATCGTAATTTTAATATGGCTCTAACTATGATACCAAAGATAAATTCAACTGGGTATGGAAAGGATTATGAGCAATATTATACGCCTGAACTTATAGATAAAATAACAAGGATTGAATCTCCTATTATTGATATAGGGAATTATAAATACTAATGAGACAGGAAAGAAGACCACAAATGCCTAAATCACGATGGAGATCGAAAACAGCAGCAGCACGTCAAAGCAGGCGTAGGCAGCAGCACGCACGATCTCGAAACTTTAAGGAACTATTTGATAATGACACTCCCTACGGACACAAAGTACAAAGAGATCGCACGAAGCAAATCCCTCGAGAAGAAAAATATGCGTTTGATTTCTCAGATGAGATCAGAGATTAACACGCTTAAACGAGACGCACACCCACCTATACCTATTGATTGTTTTGATGGTTACAGAGAGCTTGAAGCCCGTGTGACGAGACTAGAAAAGTATACCTTTCAAGGACTAAAAGATGAAGATTAAAAAAATACATGATGTGTTAACCGTTGTTGATGAGTTGTACACTGAGAGAGAAATAGGGATAATGGATAACTGGTTTGGTAGTTATACTATGTGGGGGCTTGGTTACGATGAATTAGATTATGGTGCATCAACAGCTACACTATGTAGATCACTTAAGTGGGATCAGTGGGTTGGTTATCATCATATGTTAGATGATATGCAAAATATTATGAGAGAAAGACTTGGTGATAAAGGTATTGATGTACCTTACTTCGGTCGCTGTCTAATTAACAATTTTAAGTTTGGTGATACACCTTTGTTTCATAAAGATGCACCTGGTACACCTAACTCACAAACATTTATGGTATATCCTAATAGATGTTGGAATAAAAACTGGGGTGGATTTACTGCATTTGCGGATGACGATGATGATGTTATAGCAGTCGCGGCTCCTAGGCCAGGACGTATTGCTATATTTCCAGGTGACGTAAGTCATACAGGAGTAGCTCCAACTAAAGTACATCAAGGCTATGGAAGATTCTCTGTAGCGTTTCAAGACCCAGATGGTTTTCCTAAACCTGAAGATCGTAAGACTGTCAAACCTGAGGATGTAGAAAAAACATCTCTAGTAGCTCATTACGGTAATACACATAGCAGGCTTTTATAATGGATGAGTTTGATGCTATTGAGCAGATGAAAAAAAATAAACTTAAACGCAAGCATGGACCATTAACTTGGTTAAAAAAATTATACGCTAAGTATAAAATTTGGAAAATGAAAAAGAACGACCCTTTTATTTACGAGGATTAATTATGATATATGTGAACGGTTGTTCCTATACCTTCGGCATTGGTACTGCACCACATGGTGATAGTCCAACAAACTGTCTAAAAAATTCATGGCCAGCTCAGCTTAGTGAAATGATAGATCAAGAAATTATTAATCAAGCACTACCTGGTTCTTGTAACGAAAGAATATTTCGTGATACAATTGACTACCTATCTACAAATGATCCTGATATGGTTATTGTTATGTGGTCTGATCCTGGCAGACTAGAAGGGTATATGCCAAAAGAAGGTGACTGGTATAGAGAGATATTTGATCTTTTTCAAATAACACCTCAAGCTGTTACTAATATTAATGATTACTTTAAAAGAGAAGCATTAGAATCATATTTTTCTTTCTTGCATACCGATGCAAAGAGATGCCTTGATACATTATCATATATGAATGCAATACAGATGATATGTAAAGCTAAAAATATTCCGTATATATCTCAATGTTATAAATCTAATATAGAAAGACAGTGCAGACATGCTTTAAAAAATATGCAGAGTAATAAAGATCCAAGTGTCATTAAAGTATCAGAGAAAATTAAAAGCTTACGTACTTCACTTGATGATTTAAATTTTGGTGTCAACAATACTATATCATTTAATCAATTAGTGCATGATAATTATCTACCATTTTCAGAGTATTCATTAGGACATCCTTCATATGAAGCTCATACATTTATGGCTAACTGGTTTAAGGAGCTTATAGAAGAACATGACCTTATTAGTTAGCGGCTGCTCATTTACTTATGGTGATGAACTAGATAATATAGAAGAAGAGAGGTGGTCAACCCATCTTGGTAAACTGCTTAACATGGAAGTTATTAATGTTGCTAAACCAGGTAATAGTAATAAAGCGATCTGGAGATCAGTAAAAGAGCAATTACTAAATCAAAATGATATAACCCATCTTCTTGTTTTATGGTCTGCACTTGAGAGAGTAGAAATCTTAAATCTTGACTATCATCATCAATATGATCTTCAGTCAGGTGAGTCAATACAGGAGTTATCTAATAACTTTAGATCACCTAATCCGTTTACTCAAATGTCACCAGCAAGACTAGATGTATATCCATTTAGATTATTAAAAGAACAAATGCAAACTTATTATAATGAATTATACTCTCATGAAGGAGCTATTCTTGATTCTTTCTTTTATATGAAAGATGTTTATAATACATGCGCAATGTTAGGCATTGAGCCTTATGGTGGTGTTTTTCATCAAGCAGTAAATTATTCAATAGCAAAAACATTTACAAAAACAAGATTAAAAAACTACGGTGATAGACTAATAAGAATACATGGAAAATATAAAGATATGTTAGACGGGTTTGATGATAAACAAAAAATAGGTATGGTTGAGCATAATCAAGATGATGCTTTTTCACGCCCACGTCCTCAATATCTCTCATTTAATGAGTTTACTGAGACGCATAAATATGAAAAGAAGCCAGGTGGTCATCCAGGACCTGAGGCACATAAAGGATACGCTGAGTATCTATTTGAGGAAATTTTTAATAATGGATAATTTAATATTAGGATGGTCTGAAGGCTTTCATGATGCAGCTGCAACTATTGTAAACGGTAATACCGGCTCAGTTGTATTTGCTTCACACTCGGAAAGATTTTCAGGTAACAAACATGAAAAGCACATCTCACCAGAGTTTAAGTCGTACATAGAAGAGCGATACCCAAACATAAAACAGAGAGCGTTCTTTGAAAAACCAGCACTAAAAAAATCAAGACAATTATATTCTGGTCAATATAAAACAGTAGCAACAAAAAGACAACTTGCATGGAAACCAACTACAACATTTCATCATCATAAGTCACATGCTGCTGGAACATTCCAGACATCACCATATCAAGAAGCAGCTGCTGTTGTTGTTGATAGTATTGGGGAATGGGATTGTACAACAATATGGAAATGCAGCTATGATAAAGCTGGCAGAGCTGTATACAAGAAAGTATATAATGAGAGATATCCAAATAGTATTGGTCTCTGGTATACTGCATTAACACATTTCGTTGGTTTAAAGCCGCTTGATGAAGAATATATTTTTATGGGTATGGCAGCTTTTGGTAAGTTAGATCCGCAGCTATTAGATAAGTTAGATGATCTTTTTAATTATAACTTACATAAAGGTATACCTATTGATGTATCTTTAAAACATATGCTTAGTGAATATAAAGATGTTGATATTGCTTTTAACGCTCAATTAATACTTGAAGAAAGATTAAAAGATATTTTTAATAAAGCATTAGAGATATCTGATAATGTTGTTTATGGCGGAGGTGTTGCTCTTAATTGTGTAGCTAATACTAAACTATTACAACAATGTAATGGTAACTTATGGATAATGCCTAACCCTGGTGATGCAGGAGCATCTCTTGGTGCTGCAGCTCTTGCTTATGGTAAGAAGTTAATCTGGCAAGATGCATTTCTTGGTCATAGAACAGAGCAATCATTAACAAGAACCAGTTTACAATTAGCAGAGCAGATCGTAGCTCACTTACTTGAACATAAAGTATGTGGTGTTGCATATGGTAGAGCTGAATTTGGGCCGAGAGCTCTAGGCAATAGATCATTAATTGCTGATCCGAGAGGACCAGATATGAAAGATAAAGTAAATGAGATAAAACGAAGACAGAAATTCAGACCATTTGCCCCTGCTGTATTAGAAGAACATGCTCATAAATATTTTGAGCCGAATGTCATTACACCATATATGCAACATGTTGTTAATGGCACTAAACCAACATTAAAAGATTTACCAGCTATTGTTCATGAAGACGGCTCATGTAGAGTACAAACTATTAATAAGTTTGAAAAATCAATCTTTAGACAAGTACTTGAACTATGGTATAAAGAGACAGGATGCCCTGTTCTATTAAACACATCTCTTAACATTAGAGGTGAACCTATGGTTAATACAGTAGAGGATGCGTGGCGTTTTGAAGAGAAGTATGACGTCAAAGTTTTTTACTAGATCCCCAATGTGATTCCGATAAATACCATGACTAAGCTTATGGTATTTTATGGATGATTTCTTAACACTAATTTCAGAGGTCGGTGTTCCAATCGCAGGAGCAATCGCTGCTGGCGTTTTTATATTCATAATCCTTAAGCAAATATTAAGTGGACTTGTTGATGATATAGATACATTAACAAACTTCTGTAAGATGCTAGAAACTCGTGCTACAACAATGAGTAATGAGTTAATGAAAATAGATCTTATTGTATCCGCTGCTCTTGACATACCACCTGATTTAGAGAGGGTATCAAGAGCTGAGAATTTTGTTGAAGATGGAAAAGTAGACGCAAGAAGGGACTAGTGGAAATAGGAACAATAATAGCTGAGTATGGTTTCCCGGTGGTCATGTCAATGGGCATGGCATATTTCATATACTACATATGGAATTTTATTAATGATGAGCTTGACCCTAAGATAGGTGAAATGCACATTGCGTTGATACGTGTTATTGATAAAACTAGAATGCTCGATCAAGATATGATAAGACTTAAGTCAAAGATCGAGGTAGTAATGAGGTATAAGAATGCTGAAAAAATGTTTAATGATGATGAGCCTAGTGCTCTCAACAAGCGTAGTAAACGCTGATATAGTACATAAATTTAAAAATCCTTCCTTTAGTGGAGTAGGTACTGGTGCCCACTATCTCACTATTGAAAATCAGGAATTTTCTAGAAAGAAAGCCATAGAAGAAGCTCTTGAATCAGCCAGAAAAGCAGCTGAGAGAGAAGAGAATAATACTGTTATGGCTAAATTCATACGTAACTTAGAATCAAGAATATATGCTCAAATGGCTAAACAGTTAGTTGAAAGTATGTTTAGTAATGATGGCTCAGTTAGATATGGTTCTTTTACACTTGAAGGTAATGTTGTTACATATGAAGTAATAACAATGGAAGATGGCTCAGAAATAATAAGAATGACAATTGTTGACTCAGATGGAACTTCAACAGTTATAGAAATTCCAGTCGGTACAGGTAATTTCGGACAAGATAGCGACGGCGGATAATGAAACATTTATTATTGGCTATCCTTCTTTTATCAGGTTGCGCATCTGTTCCTCAATGGTCTGAAAATCCAAAAGATTGCAGGTACGAGGAAGGGTTTAGTAAAGATGTAGTTAATGGTATTAACAAGGCTATGTCTCGTAAATATATCTGCGTTGAGCAGCCTACTGTTGTCAAACTACCTTCGTTCTTAGAGTTATTACAACTACCACCTGCAGATGAAAAGCCGGTTGTTGCTGTTTATAAATTTAATGACTTAACAGGTCAGAGAAAAGCAATTGATAATCTTGCTTCATTTAGTACTGCAGTAACACAAGGCAGTACAACAATGGTTATCGATGCTCTTAAAACAGCTGGTGGTGGTTCATGGTTTAGAGTTGTTGAAAGAACAGGAATAGATAATCTGGTTAGAGAGAGACAGATAGTCCGTTCCGGCAGGCAAGACTTTGCAAAAGCAAACGAAGAAGAAACATATAAAGAATTAAATCCACTTCTATTCGCTGGTATAATTATAGAAGGTGGAATTATTGGTTATGATACCGATGTAAAATCCGGAGGTCGAGGCGCACGAACTCTTGGTATCGGTTTCAGTAGACGATATCGTCAAGATATTGTTACTATAAGCATGAGGGCTGTTTCAGTTCTAACGGGTGAAGTATTATTAAATGTCCAAACTAAGAAGACTATATTGTCTTACGGAGCAGGCGGAGACGTCTTCCGCTTTGTAGAGCAAGGTACTCAATTAGTAGAACTCGAGGACGGTGTGGGTAATAATGAATCAGTGACTTACGCGGTACGGACAGCTATTGAAGCTGCTGTGCTGGAACTAATATACCAAGGCCACGATAGAGGCTTTTGGGTTATAAAGGACGGGCATCGTCACCCTCATCAAGCTGATGGGACTAATGATCTCCATCCTACAAAGGAAAACGGAAATGAAAAAACTAATTAGTTTATTATTCATTATAATGTTGTCGACACATATTTCCGCTGAATCTGATGATAATGAAATCATGATTACACAAACTGGTGACACTTTTATTTTATATATTGATCAAATAGGTTTTGGTAACAAAATCGGGCTTGACAATTTTAGCGGTGGAACTGGCAGTAATATGACTATTACTGGTGCTACTTTAGATTTTGATATTGATATGATAGGAGACCAGAACAAATTATTTGGACCTGTTGTAGCAACAAACTCTACCTATGATATTCTTCTTACAGGAGATAGTAATTCTATTGACTGGAATATAGGATACATTGGATCAAGTACATACAGTGATTATGACTTTTCAGTGACTGGAGATAATAACATTTTTGATTTAGATCAAGGTTATGCTTTCAGTGCAGAAAGACTCGACGCAGATGTTACAGTATTAGGAAGTGGAAATAATTTTGATATAGATTGGGAAGCGGACGATTTAACTTTTACGCTTGATATTGATGGTATTGATAATGATATTAACACATTGCAAAAAGACGGTGCTTATTCAAAAATCGTCTTCACACTTGACGGTGATGATGCAAATGTTGATATTAATCAATTAACGGGTACATGTGTAGGTGGATCACCTTGCGCATCACCTATATCCAATATTAATTTAGATGTTACATCAAATGATGCAGTTATTCAAATCAATCAAAAAGACTCAGCTAACGACTCTTAGCATATTATTATTCATCAGTGGAGTCGGTTTTGCTGACTCCATTGGCGATATAGTTGAATCAACTGGTATTGGAGCTATTGTTCGTAATAATGAGCAATTAACAACTGATGTTGGTTTTAATATAAGTTTATATGATACAGCTCAAACAGCTAATGGACGTATGCTGATTGAGTTTTTAGATAAGGCTGAATTAGCTTTAACTGAGCACACCAAAGTATATATTGATGAAGTAATATACGATCCCGATCCATCCAAATCAAAAATGTCTATGAGATTTGCTCTCGGTACAGCGAGGTTTGCTTCTGGTAAACTTGCTATGGTTAATAAAGCAAATATAGATATTCGCACACCAACAGCTACGATTGGTATTCGTGGTACAGATTTTACAACCTCTGTTGATGAGATAGGTAGAAGTTTAATTATTCTACTACCAGATGAAAATGGTGACTCATCAGGAGAGATTATTATAACAAACGATGCTGGCTCAATAACATTAACTGAAGCTTATCAGGCCATAGCTATAGCATCATATAACTCTATACCAGAATCAACTGTAACATTACAAGGCGTTACACCTTCTATGATTGATAATATGTTTATTGTTAATCCACCGGAAGAGATACAGACACAGATCGAAGAGTCAGTTCAAAATGATCTTGATGCTGATAGTGGTATACTTGATGTTGATTTCCTCGAATTTAATGAGCTAGAACAAGATGCTCTAGCTGATAATGGTGAATTAGAATTTACTGAACTAGATATAGATATGCTTGAAGTTGATTTCTTAAAAGATCTTTTAGAAGGCTTAGATGAGTTAGACAAGACATTAGTATCTCTTGATGATGAGAATGCAGAAGGATCTAAGACAGGCTCATTTATACTTAAAGGTGCTAAAGTAGGATTAAATCCTGATAGCCAGTATAATATATTTGAACGTGATGGTGATTTAGTTTTCTTTAGAAGCGTTAATGGTACTATAAATATACAGATAGCCGCAGGTAATTCTGGTTTCATCGACACAACGGTAGACTCCTATCAAGGTGTTATCAACTTTGGTAATGGTTCTGGAATAGAAATAGTAATCAGGCAAAGATAACATGGCATATTCAGATAAAGTAGTAAAAAGATTCGAAGAGGTTTTAAACAATCCTGCAGCTCATGGTGTAGGCAGATTTGATCCTAAAGACCCTAACGTAGCAACCGGAATGGCAGGAGCACCTGCTTGCGGCGATGTTATGAAGCTAGATCTTAAAGTTAACCCAGATACTGATGTTATAGAAGACGTCAAGTTTAAAACATATGGATGTGGGAGTGCTATTGCTTCATCTACTATGTTCGTTGAGATGCTAAAAGGTCTTACAATGACCGAAGCATTAGAGATTAAGGACAAGGACATTGCTGAAGCATTAGACCTACCTCCTATTAAATTACATTGCTCTGTCCTTGCAGAAGACTCTATTAAGAAAGCTCTTACTGACTGGGACACAAAGCAGGCAAAACGTAAGCATAACAATCCTCCATCATGAAAGCAGATATAGATTTTACTAATAATGCTCTCAAATACATTGATGAGCTTAGAATGCCGACACCAACTATACGGATTGGACTTAAACCAGCTGGATGTACAGGATTCGAATATGAGATTAAATGGGATAATATAATTACAGAAGATGATTATAAAGAAGATTTCGGTACATTTAAAGTAGCAATAGATAAACTATCTTATCCTAAGATAAAAGGATCAACTGTTGATGTTGTGGAAGATGGTATAAATAGAAACGTTAGAATAATTAATCCTCAGGAAGTAGCATCTTGTGGGTGCGGAGCAAGTGTTAATTTTGAGTAATTTTGATAAAAACTTTATGCCTTTATATATAACAGCATTCATTATGCTTGTTATGTGCATCTCATATGATGCAAAAGCAGACAACAGCATAGCTATGACTCAGTCAGGCGATAACCTACAGCTAGGCATCGACCAAATTGGTTATAGTAATGAAATTAAAATGCTAGATAGTAATTCATATATTACTGCTTCTAGTTTAGATATGTATTTGGTTCAATACAACTCTCATTCCACATATACCTATCCCAACAAAATTACATTTGATGAAGTGAGTGGTACAGGTAATCAAATGAAATTAGGACAGGGTATTGTTTGGAATACCTTGGATTCAGAAACTGATTTAGATTGGAGTCATGATGGTAGTGAAGGCGGCGGTCACGAGATAGACATCACAATGTACGGTGACTATAACGATTTAGCTGTTCAACAAACAAACCAACATAACGCATGGGACGGTCATAACTTTGATTTGCATGTAGCTGGTGACTATAATAAAGTCATAATTAAGCAACAAGGCAATGGACCGAAAACTGCAAACCTAACACTCTACAATGATAACAATGATGTGTATGTCCGTCAGAAAGGAACTAGTGCAAATCACACTGCAAATATAACTCTTGATGGTTTATATGGAACAGATTTAACATTGCTACAATTTGGTACTAGTGGTACTCAGTCTTATACTATATCAGTCGATTGTATGACAGTTGGTGGGTGTAGTTCATCAGTAACTCAAGAATGAAAGTAGAATGCCCACCTGAGTATTACGAATGTCTCACTGAACTAGAATACGATGAGATTTTAGAAATCTTTGAAGAGAATGATATGGTTATGCCTGAGGCATTAGGTGACGTAGAGGCCGCATCTGACTTTGTATGGCAAGTTCTCTTCCTTACACCTATAGAGCTAATATACATTGGCTTCACTATGACAGTATTAGCAACTTATGGACTCTCAATATATTACATTTATAAAAAGATACAAAAGAAGTTTGCATGAAACTATGGCATGCAGGTATAACATTAATATTATGTCTTGGTATAAAAATATGGGACCCATTTCTCGTTGAGGTCTCACGACTAAACTTTTTTGACTTTTTACAACGCTCACATGAACAGGTATCATCAGATCAAATTATATTAGTTGACATAGATGAGAAGTCAATACAAAAATATGGTCAATGGCCTTGGCCAAGAAAAGATTTAGCAGAAGCTCTCTCTGGTATACCTCAAGGTAACCTTCTTGGTTTAACATTAATACTATCTGAGAAAGATAGGTTTAACACTGATGATATACTCTCTCAGACGTTAATGCAATATCCGTCTATATTATCTACAGCACCAACTAATCAAATACAAACTGAAAGAGAGCTACATGTCGGTACAGCTACTCTAGGAAGAATACCAGCTCAAGAATACACTCTGGATTACCCTGGTATACTTTTGCCGATAGAAGAACTATCAAATGCATCTATGGGATATGGTTCAATAAGCTCAGCACCTGACGTTGATGGTGTAACTAGACGGTTACCTGTCGTGGTATCTGCTAATAAGAAGATATATCCGAGTTTTGCATTAGAAGTAGTAAGAGTAGCAGTAGGAGACATATCATATCAGTTAAAAACCGATGAAACAGGTATATTATGGGCACGTGTCCCTAAGTTTAACCCTGTTAACACAACTTTCGATGGAACAGTATATAACACGTACTGGAACAGCTTTAAACGTGTTAGCCTTGGGGACATTCAGTCTGACACTATATCTCCCGGTAGTATCATGATAGTAGGGCCTACCTTTGAAGGAACTAACATTATATCTACGTCTGTAGGGGGAATGTATCCTCATGACGTCCAAGCTAACCTAATTAAAACAATTATAGACGGCACTACTATTAAAAGGCCACCTGAATATTTTGTTTATGAATTGCTTGGTATGTTATTAATAGGATTACTTATACTTGGGCTATTAAAAGTAGCACCAATATTTATTTCTGGTGCTTCTTTTCTTGTTTTAACCTCCGGTACTATTATATTTGCGATTGATACATTCAATACAAAGTACCTTTTAGTTGATCCAGTCATACCAGTATTAACTTTTCTTCTCGTTTTCGCTCATGGAGCTTTCGCTCAATTCTATACCCAGTTTAAATTAAGACAACAAATACAGAAACAGTTTGGTACTTATCTCTCTCCTGACATGGTTAAAATGCTACAGAAAGATCCATCACTATTAAAGTTAGGTGGTGAGAGAAAAGAGATGACGTTTATGTTTATGGACATATGCGGATTTACTCCAATAAGTGAGCATTATAAAAATAATGATGATCCAGAAGGTTTGGTTGAACTAGTTAATAAGTTTCTAGACATGCAAACTAAGATTATTCTAAATAATAAAGGTACCATAGACAAGTATATGGGTGATTGTATAATGGCATTTTGGAATGCACCTCTTGACTGTCCTAACCACGCAGAACTAGCAGTTAAATCTTCAATAGAAATTGTTGAAGCAACTAAGGCATTAAATGAAGAACTTAAACCTCTCAATCTTCCTCCTATTAATATCGGTATCGGTATATCCACAGGAACCTGTATCGTCGGCAACATGGGATCAGAACTTAGATTTGACTATTCCGTCATTGGAGATGCCGTCAATCTTGGGGCTAGACTCGAAGGCCAAACAAGAAATTATGATGGGGTGGACGTGCTGTTATCGGAAGAGTGTTATAAACAATGTCCAGATGGAGCATTCACAGAAGTTGATAGAATACTCGTTAAAGGAAAATCTGAGAAGGTTACAATCTATACCGTTCAATGATGATGAGCCTGCCTCATTTGATGCTTGGGCTATGTTTATAGGGTTTCAATTATTAGATATATACTCTACAGCAAAAGCAATAAAATATGATTGTTTAAAAGAAGGTAATCCACTTTTACCTGCGCAACCTCAGGTTTGGGAAATGCTTGCACTTAAACTAGCTATACTTATACCACAATATCAATTTATTCATGAACAGGTTGGTTTTATTACCAATGAAGATCTAATAGTTAATACCACTATTACTGGTGTAGTCGTACATAACAATTTTCAATTGTTAGATTACGCAGAAAACAACTGTAATCTACGTTGATTACGTAACATAAATACATTATAATAGCTTATGTGGAAGCTAATTATTATATTATAAGGAGCATAGAATGGCGTTTGATATAGAACGAGTAAAACAACAATTAAAGCAAGACGAAGGTATCGTCTGTGAAATATATTTGGATCATTTAGGATACAAGACTTGCGGCATTGGCCATCTTGTTCTAGAGACAGATCCTGAGTATGATTTAGAAGTTGGCGCTGATGTCAATGAAGAGAGAGTTAATGAGCTATTTGCTCAAGATCTTGATATTGTATTAGAAGACTGTAAGAAGGCTTTTGATGATTGGGATGATTTTAACTTTGTTGTACAAGAAGTATTAGTTAATATGATGTTTAATCTTGGTATGACAAGACTTTTAAAGTTTAAAAAGATGCATGCCGCTATAGAAGCAAAAGATTGGCAGGAAGCTGGTATTCAAATGAAAGACTCAAAATGGTTTACACAAGTTGGACCTAGAGCAGGAAGATTAATCGAAAGAATTAGAACAATTGATTCTTAAATTTAAGGTATATTATGTCAGCGAAAGCTAAAAAAGCAGTAGAGGAAACTCTAAACACAAAAAACTTCACACTATTGATAGAAGAGTTCGTTGCAAGAACGGGCTCTGACTATCTTGATGCAATGATTCATTTTGCAGAAAAAAATGAAGTTGAAATTGATACAGTAGCAAGTCTTGTTAAAACTAGTCATGTACTAAAAGCAAAACTCGCAGCTGAGTCAGAAGAGACGAGATTACTCAAACCAACAACTGGTGCTAAACTACCGATTTAAATATGCATAAAGTCTACCGTCAATTTTGGTCCGACGAGGAGATTGATGATTTATTTGCAATCTTTCTTGAAAAGAATGATGGCTGGAATGTACAGAAAACAACCAGTCATCACACGGATGAAGCGAAGAATAAAAAAGAGTATGATGAAGAGTATATAAACAGTTATGATAAGCAGTCTCGTATTGCAGACGGAGTATCATTGCATGCTGATAATATGCCTGAGCATTTTCCTGAGAAGCTTCGTAAGCTATTACATAAGGATTGGTCTGAGTCGACTGGTATTCAATCATGGTTCTACATGGAGCATTGGACAATAAATCGATATCTTGGTACATCAGGCGGCAAGTTTGAATGGCATAAAGATACTCTCGACTTTTTTAAATACAATAGTGATGATAACCCCGAAACAATGTTTCTTAAAAATTCAAGACCAGACAGAGAAATCTCTATATCAGTTGCACTGAACGACAAAAGCGAATATAATAATGGAGACTTCACGATTGATAGTGGTGATGGTAATAAGACACCTGTTGACCTTAATAAAGGTGATATGTGTATATTTACATCAAATACCTTTCATAGTGTTGAGCCTGTAACGGGCGACGGTGTGCGGTATGCACTTATAATATGGGTTTGTGATGGAGATAAACATAAAGAATGGAACATGCACTACGCGGACAATTTAAAACCTGGACAATGACACCATATCAAGTTTATACAAAATATATTGCTCTTAAGAATCATTTTACACAAAAGAATTATGACTACTTTACATATGGTGGTAAAGTAAGAGCAAAAGAGACCTCATTCGAGGTCCGTAAAGATAAATACTTTTTCTATAAGCTATCTAAACATAAAGATGTAGAGAACTTTCTACTGGCTAATTTATTAGATGGTGGAAAAGACTTCTGGGTTGGTGCAATGAGAGATTCATCACCAGAAGAAGTTTATAGAGAATGGAAAAAAAGACAAGAATCGTTAACTTATACATTTAAAAATGATTTAACGAAACTTGATGATGATTTTGATAAGAACTTTGCTGTCGAAAAATATGGTCATCCTCCCTTGTTGAGATCATATTTAAGAGGTGATGTTTGTATTGAAACAATGTGCATACTAGATATGCTCGTGAATTATAGTACGCAATGGAATAAAAGTCTTGAAAAAGACTTGATCTGGAGCGATAAATATACTATAATAAAGAAGTATAAGCCGTTCTTATCTATTAAGTTAGATAAGTTTAAAGCTCATACTTTAGATTATTTTGATTATGATAAAAGTGAATAAACCGCATAATATAACGCAAATACAGGAGAAAATATGACGTCATTTAGCGCATTAAAAAGCAACTCGGCTGCCGAGTTAGATAAGCTTACTGAAGCCCTCACTAAGCTTGATTCAAACACCCAGAATAAGCAAAACGGTCCCGACGACAGGATCTGGAAGCCTACTGTAGATAAAGCTGGTAACGGTTACGCTGTTATTAGATTTCTACCTGCTCCAGCTGACGAAGATGTACCTTTTGTTAGAGTATGGGACCATGGATTCCAAGGACCTCAAGGTCAATGGTATATAGAGAAATCTCTTACTACTATTGGTCAGAAAGATCCGGTTTCTGAGTATAATTCTATGCTTTGGAACTCTGGGATAGAATCTAATAAAGATTTAGTAAGAAAGCAAAAAAGAAGGCTTTCTTTCTACTCTAATATCGTTGTTGTTAAGGATCCTAGTAATCCTGAGAACGAAGGTAAAGTATTCCTCTACAAATACGGTAAAAAGATCTTTGAGAAATTAAATGATCTTATGAACCCGCAATTTGAAGATGAAAAGCCTGTTAACCCTTTTGATCTTTGGCAAGGTGCAAACTTTAAGCTGAAAATTCGTAATGTAGAAGGTTACAGGAACTATGACAAGTCAGAATTTGATGAGCCTGCGGCACTATTAGATGATGATGATAAGCTTGAAGCAGTCTGGAAATCAGAATACCCTTTAAGTGAATTCGTTAGCCCTGATACATATAAGTCATATGATGAACTAAAAGCTAAACTCTATAGAGTACTAGCTCTTGGTGAAACAGAGACTGTTAATACGCCGGCTGAGTCATTTGCTACTGCCCCTAAGGCAGCATCAGCTCCGACTATGCCATCTGCAACAGCAGCTGCTGCTGAAGTCCCTTTAAGCACATCTGCTGAGGATACCGACGACGAGTCATTGTCGTTCTTCCAAAACCTAGCTAAATCTTAATAGCTATCTCTCTGGGGAGCCAATCGTGCTCCCCAAACTTATGCTGCTGTAGCTCACTCGGTAGAGCAGCTGATTTGTAATCAGCAGGTAGTCAGTTCGATTCTGACCAGCAGCTCCATTACTTAGATATAATTACTCGATGTGGAACTGGGTTAATTGTAACCCTTGAAATATTTTTTGTTGTTTGTGACACGGTAGAATTATCTGTCACGGATGTAGATCTATTATCAACTGCATTAACAGCTGAAACTATTTGTTGGACTGCTGCATCTGATAGTACTTTACCTTCAGTATTAGGTGGTGCGGATATTTGCTGTGGTGCTACATTAATAAAATTAAATTTACTTAATGTTTGACCAAGCTGATCAATCCTTCTTATATCAATTTTTTCTAATTTCTTTAATTCACCAATAAAGTTGCCGAAGTTGTCAAAATCATCAGTAATAATATCATCATGTATGTTTTGCACAATTTTAATGATAGTATCAGCATTCTTAGCTAAGATTTCTTGATCTAATGTATCAACTGAATCAAGAGCGGTCATAGCATCAGCAATATCAGCAATAGGACCAGATACTATCTTTGTAGAAGCATTTCTAAATACACCAGTAACTCTAGTAAGTGTCTCTTGCAAGAACGCAAGAGCGCCATCACCTTTATCTGCTGATATCTCACCAGATAAACCAGATATAAGATTATCAACTGCTGTACCTATGTTATCGAATTTATTTACGTCTAGATCTAATTTGTTAATATCACTTAAACCAGTTGCTAGTGTTGATAGTGTATCACCTGATAGTATTTTAGCACCGAATGTACCTGATAAGTTATCTGTACCATCAAGAAAGTTACCAAGCCCGGTACCAATAGCAGTTAATGAGTCTCTTACCTTTGTAGAGTCACCATCACCATCAACCTTCAGTGCCGTTAAGTGATTTATACCAGTAGCTATCTGTTTAAATGTCTCATCATTTAATAGTTTAGTCATCATAACATCTGTTATATTACCAGTACTATCTAAGAAACTCTTAAGTCCTGTACCAACCTGCGTTAGAGTAGCTTCTACTGCTGTAGCGTCACCTAACCCTTGTAAGTCCTTTATACCTTTTGAAATTAATGGTAATGCTTCACCTATTGTAGTAAGCTGGCTAGTTGTTATGACACCTTTGAATGATGTTGACTCAGTTACTAGTAAATTAATACCTTGACCAACCTTAGCCATCCTTTGATCGAAGTCGTCAGCTGTATTAACACTACTTAAAGCCGTAAGTCCTAATGCTACATCGCCGAGTGATGCCTTACCTAGTCTTGTTATAATAGTAGCACCTTGGTTACCAAATAAACTAGCGGCTTCTCTTGTTAATGCGCCAATACCTTCTCCAGCTTTCTGTAATTTACCTACATCAAAATCAGCTCCATCTAATGCTTCTAACCCTGCTGCTAAATTATTGAACGCTGTACCATCAAGTATTCTAAGCTGAATTGCACCGCCAAAACCAACGTTATTTGTTAAATTGCTAATAGCACCACCAATTCTATCAAAATTAGTTTCGAAATTAGTAGTATCAATTTTATTTAAATCGTCTAGACCTTTAGCCATATCAGTGAAGGCTGCACCTGTTAATATTCTAGCTGATATAACACCTTTTAATCCACTATCAGGTATTAAATTTTCAATAGCTTCACCGATCCTGTCAAATCTAGATGGAATTAAATCTAGATCATTAAGGTCATCTAATCCTTCTGCTGTATTCTTTAATCCGTCACCAAAT